GTAAAATAGTAGAAAATTTTGAAGCTATGCGCGCTATAGGCGACGTAGCAGCATCAGACGTCGAAGGATTTGACTTTAGTGTCCAGTCCTGGATGTTTGAAGCTGAGGCTAAAATTCGTCTGCTGTTACACGATGAAGACTTGACAGGCACCTATTATGAACGTATGCTTTTAAATAGAGCATATTGCGTTAGCACAAAGGTATTTCAGACTTCAAACGGAATTTTATATTCACAAGATGAAGGTGGAATACAACCTAGCGGTTCATATTGTACAAGTTCAGCCAACTCTAGAATTAGAGTTTTGATGGCTCAATTGGTAGGATCTAATGCAGCCAATGCAGCTGGTGATGATTGTAATGAATTGTGGGTGGAAGATGCAAAGGAAAAATACGATAAACTTGGAGTAAGATTAAAATTTTATGAAAAGATTATCGGAAATAACTTTGAGTTTTGCTCTCACATTTATGACATTCCATCCAAAACTGCTTATGCAGTAGGTCTAATCAAAGAGACAATGACTTTTATAAATAAGAAACGTACTAAGGAATTTTTGCTAAACCAGGATACTTACAAATTACAATATTCTGACGATCTCGTGGGCAACCCTCTTTTGGATGAGGTTGTGGACGTAATGAGGGAATTGGGATGTTGGTGAACATCCCAGTTCCGGTTTGTGCTCGAGGTGGAGGGCACAAACTAATGTAAATATTTTGTATATAATCTGCCTATCTCAAATATGTCGAATACATCAATTAATTCAACTAGTCAATTGGTTGACAACTCCATGAATTCATCCAACTATGGATTCAATGCCTTTGGCTACACAGTCACATGCAATGAAAAAGATGACTCCGGAATCTGCTATGATTCTAAAGATTACTCATCCTCCAACAGTTTGTGAAGAATTTATGGGATTGCCCACTATGGACACTAGAACACAGGTAATCCTTAACTGGAGAAATATCGATATCCTTAAAGAGCCGCTGGTCTTTGATAGATCAGCTGGTG